CTATTTGTAAATTTAGATAGTAACTTAGAAGATACTACAACATCATATGAACCGGGAATGATTCTAATATTCTCCACTTTAAAATTAAAGGTAAAGTTTCTGTCAGTTTCTCCTACAGTAACTGCGTATTCATTTGATGTATCATTCTTCTTATCACGAACAATTAACTTAACAACACCATCACCACCAACAACTGCTAGATCTGGTAATTGATAAACTGCTGCTGCCTTTAAAAGTTTTTCTAGTGAATTACTATCTAATTGAAAACATGCATCCTGTGATGGTAAAGATATTTCTTTCTCAGGAGGTGCAATAATGACTTGTGGATCTGCAAAGAAATATTTTACTTTTCTTCTACCTTCACGGATTGTAAGATATGTTTCTTCAGAAAAATCAAGATCAGGATCTTGATGTAGACTTAATCCATTTAGAAACTGATTCAGATCATAGATTGCAACATCTCTTGGAAAGTCCTCTGGAATCTCTGCTTCGGCAAGAATATTCTTTGCAACGGATATCGTGCGAAGTTGATTACCTTTCTTCACAAGGATTGAATTATTGATTCCTGCAAAATTCTTAAGGATACCTAAAGTGTTGTCACTTAAATTCATTGTCATAGTTGTTAAGGCATTTGTTCAAAATTTCCTGATGGCATTGATGGTTCGCCATAGTGATTATCGAAGTGTAATAATAGCATAGCATAATGTATGACTTTCATCAAGTCCTTCTTATTCTTTCCGTCTTTGTTTCCATACCGACTTCCATACTTTAGTATGTTAGCCTGACAAAAACCTGATGCAAGTTCTTTTGATGCCATCAAATCTAAAGTCTGAACATTACGATATTCGTGTGACTTGCCTGTATAATGTCCTTGATATGTTCTTGATACATATTCTTCAATATCTTTTAAAATTTCTTTTTCGTGATATTTAAAATAGTGTGCCATTGGTTTTTCTTCTGTTACTTGTAGTGACATTCCATCATCCCAAGTCGTAAATTGATGTGCATACATATCGTCTATATCTGCCATGTAGTCAGCAGAAGCACCGTTGATTAAATCAATTTCATAATCTAGACCATCATTTTCATAAGCAGTATTACCTGCTCCGACACTCATATCTACATCTTGAGGTGGTAATGGGTTTTCAAAATCATCATACGATTCATTTTTGATAGGATATTCTTTGTCCATATCTCCGTATAGTGCCTCCCACGCTAGACTCCAAGCATTAATCATAGCAAAATAAAAAGTCATTTACCAAACTCTCTGCTCTTTCTTCTCCAAACTTTCCCTTCAGATATCCTGATACAGGGTCAAGTTTAGTCATATAAGCATCAAAGTCTTTATAAACACTAGTGTCTTCACCAGTGGGTTTCTCTAATTCTACCATATCCCTGTACTTTGTCAAGTATTTGGTAAACATTTCCAAGTGGTCATCGACTTCATCCATCGTGCATTTAGCAATATAAACATTTTCAGAGAAATGATTACCTGGTTCAAAGAAACGATAGTCTCCTTTACTCTTTGGTAATCCATCAACTGAAAACAAATAGTTCTCTACTGGATGTTGATAGTCAAAAACTATAATGACTTTCTTTTGAAAAAATCCCATCAAGTCCATACCAAAACAGGGCAGGTTACTGCCCGTCTTTGGATATATGATATTGTTGTAAATACAACTTTTATCATCCCATATTTCAACTTCTCTTGCTTTAATGAAGTAAGGAGTTGTGTATGTCTTTGCTGTTAGGGAAGTTCCTTTACTTTCCCATTGTGCCCAAACGCTCCCTGCTCCGTTATGGAGAGGGAACATTTCGTGTAGGACATCTTTATAACTTTTCCACAGATTCATTTGTCTCAGGCATTTGGAAGTCTGCATCTACTTTATCATATAATTCTAAGAATGACTGTTTTGTTTCATCATCAAAACGATTAGTACAAACTTGAATTGCTTTTGCTTTATTCTTGAAGATAGAGTATGCACGAAGTATGTGAACCAATCTACGAGTACTGATTAACTCTTCGATACCACCATCATAGAATGTTTTACGAATTATGTCTGCCCAATCTACTAACTTTTTAACAAACTCATCATCTTTAACACCCACTCTATCTGCGTGTAAACCTAGAAGTTTGATTTCATTATTTACACTTGGATATGCTTGCTCAAATGTTACTGGGAATCTTTCAAGGAATGCTTCGTTGAGCACGTTAGTTCCAATAAAGCGTCCGTCGTCTGAACCTTTACCCTTAGTATTTGCGGTGGCGAGTATGTTGAATCCTCTGGCGGGTCTAACGAATCTGCCAATCTTTTTAAGGAAAACTCCATTTCCCTCAAGGACGCTCTGAAGGCAGAGGATTTTGTTAGAGGCAAGGTCGATTTCGTCAAGTAACAAGATTGCTCCTCGCTCAAGTGCTTCGATGACTGGGCCATTATGCCATACGGTCTCACCATTAACAAGACGGAAACCGCCAATAAGATCATCTTCATCTGTTTCAATAGTAATGTTTACACGAATAATTTCTCTCTTCAATTGAGCACATGCTTGCTCAATACCAAAAGTTTTACCATTACCTGATAGACCAGTTACAAAAGTAGGATAGAACTGTTTGGATTGAATTATCTTTTTAAGATCATTGAAATGTCCAAATTTAACAAATGTTTCTTCTACTGTGGGGACAAGATTTTTTTCAGATGCAGGTGTACCAGAAGGAGAATTAAATGTTTTTTCAATTTGTTGAACTGTTTCTTGAGTTACTTCAAGATTCCATTTTCCTTTTGATACTTTATACTTTTGTAATTTTCTAGTTACTGTTTGATAAGTAATATCATTCATAGAACAGAATCCTTTGATATCTGCTGCTGTAAATTCTGACCCATAAAGAGATCTTAGTTTATCGGTAAGTTGCTCCTCGGTCATTTTAATTTGGAAAGGCACGTAAGACATGATGTAAAATTTATTTATACACTAATTATAGTACTAAAAAAGGGGTCTGACGACCCCTAGTGGACACTTTGTTAATTGGTCTATGTTATGTTTTTGAGTTGATTGATTAGTTTATCTTTACTTTGTCTCCTATCTAATTCAACTCCTAATGTTCTACCATATGACTCTAATTCTAATTTAGACATACTATTAAAATCCAAGTCTGATGATTCTATATTTGAAGCAATTTCTTCCTCTGGTCTTGGTGGTAATTCATCTATTTTTTCCACTGAACCTGTAGTTACACTACCCTTTAATAGTTCTCCAAATCTTGTCATTTTTCTATTTTGATTGATAAATCTATTTATCAAGCGACAAGTTCTATAAACTCTCCTAGTATCTTTTTGTTCATCTTTTTACCTTTAAGACTCTTACCAAAAGCTTTCTTGATTTCTGCTTTTGTAGCATCTTCTTGTACTTCAAAAGTATCCTCAACAGATAAAGAATTTGATGATAACCCAAAGTAGGTATGATAACCAGCATCTTTAAGAGAAAAACATTTTTCCTTTTTCCAGTGCTTCATTATCTTTTCATACTCAGCATTATTATCATATCCAATGTGTTTTCTAACAAAAGATCCAGCTTCACGAGATGGTAAAATACGTATTCCAATAAAATTCGTATTTGGAAAAGTTTGACGTAAATCAGTAATTAAGGTATCTGTAATTTCTGTCCAGTAATAACTATCACCACGACAAGCATAAGTGTGACCAGTTTTACGATTTCGAATTAAACAATTATCACTGACATTTCCATATCCCATTTCCAAACTTTCTGTATAATGATTGTAATATTCTTTGTGATATCTTATACAAGATGATTCACCATCAGTTAATACTACGCATTGTACCTTTTGTACTTTGTTGTCTTTTTGAAACTGAGGTAAGATTTTATGAAGACATATAAGAGCTTCATTTAATGGTGTTCCAGAGAGATTCATTCCAAGAGGAATATCATAATAACATCTATCTTGTCTATTAAAGATACATCCTAATCTAAAAAGATGTATCATTTGTTCTTCTAAAACAGCAGACTTAACTTTACTTGTAAACAAATTCATTAAAGAAAAAGTAGATTCGATACAGATTTGACCAGGTTTTTTATCATAAAAATCTCCTTTATCTGGATTTGGACAATCATGTGTAAAAGCATAAACCTCAAAAGGTATATTGACTTTCTTACAAAACCACAATAGATTGTATAATTGCTTTAATGTATCAAGCAATACTTGATTCATTGATCCAGACCAATCAAGAATGAATATCAGACCATGATTTTTACCATCAGGAACTATGTTAACCTTTTTAAACAGATCCTCATTATATTTGTAAGTATGAAGTTTTGTTGTCTCAA